GGCGGTGATCGACGGCCTGACGCACCGGGTCGGACGCTACCCGACCAAGCGCGACGGCGGCGCTACCTGGCACGGCATCTGGATGGACACCAACCCGATGGACGATGACCATTGGTGGCACAACATGGCCGAGAAGGAAAAGATGTCCGGCCCCTATGCCTGGAAGTTCTGGAAGCAGCCAGGCGGCGTGATGGAGGCAGACCCCGACACCCTGCCGGACAACCCCGAGGCCAACGATCATGTGTTCTCAGCGGGCAAGTGGTGGAAGGTCAACCCCAAGGCCGAGAACATCAACAACCTGCCTGGCGGCTACTACCCGCAGATGCTGCTGGGCAAGAACCTCGACTGGATCCGCTGCTATGCAGGGGGCCTGTACACCTACGTCCAGGAAGGCCGGCCCGTCTGGCCAGAGTACGAGGACAGCACCATGTCCGGCGACACCGAAGTGGATCCGACCGTGCCGATCCAGATCGGCCTGGACTTCGGCCTGACGCCCGCGGCCACCATCGGCCAGCGCCTGCCCAATGGCCGCTGGCTGATCCACAAGGAGATCGTCACCTTCGACATGGGCCTGGAGCGGTTCGGCCTGGAGCTGCTGGCCCTGCTCAACCAGCACTACCCCAACCACCAGGTGCTGCTGTGGGGTGACCCCGCCGGCATGGCCAGGGATGCGATCTACGAGGTCACCAGCTTCGACTTCTTGCGAACCCTGGGGCTACGGGCGCAGCCGACGGCCAGCAACGACTTCAAGGTGCGCCGGGAAGCCGCGGCAGCCCCTATGCAGCGCCTGATCGCCGGCAAGCCAGGGCTGATCGTCAACAGGCAATGCAAGCTCCTCCGCAAGGCCCTGGGCGGCGGCTACCATTTTAAGCGCGTGTCTGTCGGTTCTGGCCAGGAGCGATTCAGGGATGCGCCCAACAAGAACGAGCATTCGCACATTGGCGACTCCTTCGGCTACCTGATGCTCGGCGGCGGCGAGTACAACCGCATGACCCGCACCCCCAGCCTGGGCGGCAGGCCCATGAACCAGACCGTCATCATGAAGCAGGACTTCGATGTCTTCTCTGGGTGATAGCGCCGCGCCATCGCTTCGCTTGCATCCTGTACAGACCCCAATAGAATCTACTGGAACATGGACGCCCTGCAGGTATTTGAAAGCGACAACCAGCTGACGCCTGTACAGATGCGTGAGCGGGTGGTGGCGCTGCAAGACCAGCTGCTGCAGATGGAGCAGGCTGACATTGTGACGCTGCACAAGTTCCTGCCGGGGGTCTATGAACGCACGATTGTGATCCCTCCCTGGACGGTGCTGACAGGGGCGGCGCACAAGACGGCCTACAGGGTGCGGCTTGAGCGTGGCGTCATTGCGGTCAACACCGACGATGGTGTGCGAGTGCTTGAGGGGCCGTGCGAGTTTGATGTGGCTGCCGGGTTTCAGCGGGCAGGCCGGGTGTTTGAGCATGAGGTGGTCTGGACTGACATCTATGCGAACCCGGACAACTGCAGGGACATCGACAAGCTAGAGGATCGCCTGTACGAGGTGCCGTCATGCGGCATGGGTGACAAGCGCAGGTTGGATGAATTGGCGCTGATAGCGCAAGGAGAAGCTAAATGTCTGGATGGATTTCAGCAGCAATCGTTGCCACGGGCGTAGTCAACGCCTACCAGGCAAACCGCAGCCGCCAGAAGGCGTCTGACGACCAGCGCAAGGCGCTGCAGCAACAGGCAGAAGACGCGGCCAAGATGCGCGATGAGGTGTCGCGTCAGACCAGCGCCTATGCCCAGCAGGCTACGTCCCTGCAGCAGCAGGCCGACACAGCCCGCCAGCAGTTTGAGTTGTCCGCACAAACCTACCGCGACAACAAGCTGGCGATGGAACAGAAGGCCCGCGAAGTCCAGGCCGCTGCCGATGAGGAGCGCCGCAAGGCTGCAGCCGCTGAGGCCTCTGCCCTGCGTGCCCGCACCCGCGGTGGCCGCCGCTCGCTGCTGTCTGGTGAGCGCATGGACGCCGAGCTGGGCCTGGGCATGAACCTGGGCGGCTCCTCGGGGATGTTGCAGTAATGGCCACCTTCCGTCCAACCCAAGCAAACCTCGCCCGCCTGTCGCGCCGCATGGGCGGCATCGACCGCTTGGCTGGCGAGTACAAGCAACAGCTCTCAGCTCTCACCGATGACTACGCCAAGAGCTTCAGGGAATACCAGGGCCGCGTGACCGAGCAGATGGCCCCGTTTGAAGCGGCCATGAAGCAGTACCAGGAGGTGGCCAACCCTCAGTACCAGGGCGCTCTGTCCGACTACAACGCCAAGCTGGAGGCCTACCGCCAGCAGCTGGCAGAGCTTGAGAAGGATCCCGTGGTCGAGAAAGAAGGCGAAACCAAATACAAGACCTGGTACGGCAAGACCAAGACCGAGAAGTTCACCTACTACGAGCCGAAAGAGATTCCGACCTTCACCGAGAAAGCGCCGACCGCGCCTGATGTGCCGATGGCCCCGCAGGTCGAGCAGTTCCAGGGCGGCGAACAGTTTGAGGCCAAGCGCAGCCAGCTGGGTCAGACCATGCAGCGCGAGGTGGGTGAGCGCCGCGCCGCACGCCTACAGGCCACGCGCCGCAGCAGCCGCACGATGTTGGGAGGTGCGTGATGGACAAGGTGCAGAAGGTCATGCGCGAGTACAAGGAGGGCACCCTGCACTCCGGCAAAGGCGGCCCCGTGGTCAAGAACCCAAAGCAGGCCATCGCCATCGCTCTGTCTGAGCAACGCCGCTACCGCGCCAAGCGCAAGGGCGGCCTGATGAAGGAGGCCACAGCATGAAGATCGAGATCGAGATCAAGAAGAACGGCAAAGACAAGCCGATGGAAAAGCCTGAGCTTGAAGACGAGCAGAAGGTGGCCCTGGGCAGAAAGCTGCAGAAGAACATGATGCTCACCCGCATGGAGCGCAAGCTGCTGGCGGCCTATCTGCTCAAAGAGGAGGACGACTGATGGACGCCAAGGAAGTCTGGGAAAAGCCCCGGCCCAAGGATCTGGGCAAACCCCGCGAGCTGTCAGACGCGCAGAAGCGCATGGCAATGCGCCGGGCGCAGAAGGCCGGTCGCCCCTACCCCAACCTGATCGACAACATGGCGGCAGCCAAGGCCAAGAAGTGAGCAGGCTGAAAGACCCCGAGGGTGGCCTGACCGAGGCTGGCCGCCGCCACTACGAGCGCACGGGCGAGAGCAAGAACCTGCAGCCCGGCGTGAAGGAGTCAACCCCGTCGGGTGATCGTGCCCGCCGCAAGGGTTCATTCCTGACCCGCTTCTACACCGACCCCAGCGGGCCGCTGGTCAAGGACAACGGCGAGCCGACGCGCCTAGCGCTGGCAGCGCGTGCCTGGGGCGAGCCTGCCCCTCGCACAGCTGCAGCTGCTGCACGCCTGGCCGCCAAGGGCCGCAACCTGCTGGCCAAGTACAAAGCCGAAAAGGACTGATTGCATCATGGAATACAAAGACAAAACCGGCGGGATGCGCCTGACCCCCGAGCAGATCATCAAGCGCCAGGACATCGCCCAGAAGAAGAAGGACGAGTTCCAGGCGCTGTACATGGATGCCTACGAGTTCGCCCTGCCCCAGCGCCAGCTGTACGGGGTCTGGGAGGGCAACTACACCGGCAAGAACAAGATGACCCGGGTCTTCGACTCGACGGCCATCAACTCCACCCAGCGGTTCGCCAACCGGCTGCAGTCCGCGGTGTTCCCGCCGCAGCGCAAGTGGTGCCGCCTGGATGCCGGCAGCGACATCCCCGCCGACCGCCGCGGCACCGCCAAAGCCGTGCTGGAGGCCTACAACGACAAGATGTTCACCGTCCTGCGGCAGTCCAACCTGGACATCGCTATGGGCGAGTTCCTGCTCGACCTGGCCGTGGGTACCGCCTGCATGATGGTGCAGCCCGGCGACGATGTCAGCCCCATCAACTTCATCCCGGTGCCCCTGTTCCTGGTCACCTATGAGGAGGGCGCGAACGGCCAAGTGGACAACGTCTACCGCAAGATCCGCATGAAGGCCGAGTCCATCCAGCGCCAATGGCCAGATGCCAAGATCGAGGGCCAGCTCAAGCGCCTGATCGAGGACAAGCCCACCGAGGATGTGGAGCTGCTGGAGGCCACCATCTATGACGCCAAGCGTGGCGACTACTGCTACCACGTTATCTACAAGCAGGGCAAAGAGGAGCTG